CGACTTTTCGTTTTCTTCGGTCGACACCGTCACCACGATTGCGGCTGGTCTCGTTCTGCTCGTCAACGCGAGAACGGAGTGGCCGGTCACGGCCGCCAACACCGCGGGCGTGATCACGCTCACCGCGAAGCAGCTCGGTCTCCGCGGCAACAACATCAGCTACGGCGCGCAGATTCAGGGCTCGGCGACCACCACGGTCGCACCTGCCCCGATGGTCAAGATGACGAGCGGCACGACCGCCGACTCGTGGACAAACGTGCTCGCGACGATCAACCCGAAGCGCTACTACTACATCATCAGCGCCGATGACGGCGGCCAGTCGAGCGGAAACCTGTCCGCGCTCGTCTCGCAGGTCACCACGCAGGCGCTCCCGACCACCGGCATTCGTCAGGTCGTGATTGCGGGCGCGAACGACACTAGCGTGTCGAACGTCACCACGGTCGCCATCGCGCAGAATTCGCCCCGCTGTCAGGTCTACTACGGCCGCGAATTCGATATGCCGCCGGGCGAGATCGCTGCGTCGATGGGCGGCGCCGAAGCCACGTACGAAGCGGGCCGCACGGGCACGGTCTGCAACTTCGACAGCTTCGGCCAGTCGGTCGGCACCTCGCTGTGGAAGTTTGCCGCCCCGAAGAGTGGTGCCGGCCTGTCGGCGACGCAGATCATCTCGTGCCTTAACAACGGTGTTTCGCCCATCGGGGTGAGCAACGGCAAAGCGTATCTCGTCTCGCGTATCACCACGAAGAGCCAGACGTCTGGCGTCGCTGACTACCGCATTCGCGATGCGCACAAGGTTCGCATCTGCGATTGGTTTGCCGACGACGTGCAGGCTGCCGCCTCGCTCGAATTCGCCGGCCGCACGATCGCCAACGATCCTATCCCGCCGCAGAAGCCCCCGCCCGGCGCGGTGTACCCGCAGATCTTCAAAACGCTTCTGAAGCGCATCGTCAATATCTACGACGACCGCGGACTCTTGCAGAACGCCGACCAGATCAAGGCGCAGCTCGATGCCGTGCGCGAGGTCTCGCCGAGCACGCGCCTCTCGTCCTACGTCCCGTTGCAGACGATCGATCTGGCTCACCAGATCGGTATCTACGTCGCGCAGACCAACTGACTTTCGCAACCGGCCAACCTCTCTTCCTTTAGTAACCGCGTCTCTCCCTTAGGGCTCCCGACGTGCCGACTCCGGCATATCTCGGGAGCCCTTTTCTGTGGCCGCGGGTGGAGTTTCTATCGTGTCTTCCCCGCAGCAATACACCCGTGTCGATGTGTTCGTGAACAGCGTGCTTCTTATGGAGGAGGCGACTGTCGAGATCAATCGCAAGTCCAATCGCCAAGTCGTGAAATCTGTGCAGAAAGACTGGGCAGGAACTTCCGAGGGCGCGAAGGAACTCGATATCAAGATCACGAGCGGCGTCCCGACTGCGGGCTTCGAGCTCGACCCGGGCAAGTATATCAAGACTGGCCTCTACGTCACGATTCAGCTCGGCGCGGCTGGCAAGGTCCTTTCGTCGACCGGCTCAATCATGGATGACTCGCTGAGCGGCGGCGTTGGACAGGAAAGTAAGCTTAGTTTCAGTTTCTCGGGCTCTTATTCGGACTGGGAATGACAGTCGCTAAAGGGGGAATGTCATGAACCAACTCAAGAAACCCGAGACGCCCCCGGCCGAGCTATGGCGCCGCATTACGGCGATGCCGCGTCCGAGTGACGTGGTTGACTTCCCGCGCAAAGACGACGCCGGCAAGCCCGTTGGCCAAGTGCGTTTGCGTGCGCTCACGCAGGGCGAGATCACCATGTGCGCCGCCAACGCGCGCCGCAAGACCACAATCGCGCTCAAAGAGCAGGCGAATGCACCGGGCGTGAAGCTCCGTGCCGACGAGGAAGTTTTCGACAACTTCAACAGCGCTGAAGTGCTCTATGCCGCGTGCATCGATGTCGACGACCCCGAACAGCAGAAGCGACTGTTCCCCTCGCCCGGGCACATCCTAGACAACCTAAGCACCGACGAGATCGGGCAGCTCGCCGTCGCGTACATGTATATGATGGCGGACATCTCGCCGACCGCCGACTCCATCGGATCGGACGAAGACCTCGAGGCCTTTCTCGACAAGCTTGCCCAAGGGGGCAAGTCAACCCCTTTAGCTGGGTATACGCTACAGGCGCTGAGTCGAGCATTGCTTTTTACGGCAAAGCGCCTACGGAGCTTACAGATGGACAACTCTTCGCCCATCTCGCCGCCCGACTCTATGGAGAGTACGAGCGCAAGCGCGTAGCGAAGGAGGTCGCGGGCACGTTTCGCGACCACCTAAAGCAAATGCGCGAACACACGGCCGCGAACGAACCCGCCGTGGCGAAGCCGACCGAGAAGCGATACGACGCGCGCGGCGCGTTCTGGGGTCGGTAGATGGAGCTCGAGATCGACTTTCGCGCATTCGACGAGGCGCTGACGCGCATCGCCGATCGCATGGACACCGAGGTTTCGATCGCGCTGGACGCGGTCGCAGCCTATGGCGTCAAGTCGATGCTCGAGACAACCAACTTCAACGATCGCACCGGCAATCTCCGCGGCTCGTTCTCGCGTTACGGCTCGGGGATGGCGACCGCGGAAGAGCGTGTCATCGGGACCGATGTGCCCTACGGCTTCTTCCTTGAATTCGGTACCAAGTCGGCATCGTCACGCGCCGCGCACAGTCACATTGCCGCGGGCTACAAGGCATCGCGCAGCGTGAAGCGTGCTGCGGGCCAGTGGCGGATCTATCCGCGTCACTTTGTGGGCGATGCCCGAACGGAAGTCGCCTCCATGCTCCGCACCGAAATCGCAGACGCGTTGACGAGGGCCACCCGTGGCTGACGGCAGCGTCCCGCCGGTCACTCTCCGCATTGCCGCCTCTGGCGTCAGCGAAGCAAAGGCCGCACTCAAGTCGATCAAGGACGCGACGGTCGACGCCGCACAGGCGACGGCACGTCTGCGCCGCGACGCGCAGCGCGATGCCGAGCGTGCGGCCAACGAGGAGCGGAAGGTTTGGGTCGACTCACTCAAGGCGCGTACCACTGCGGAGAAGCAGGCGGCGAAGGAGAAGGCCGCCAGCGCAAAGCAGGCCGCCAAAGAGACCGCGGATGCGACGAAGACGACCGCTGCCGCGGAGCGCGAGCTTGCGAAACAGCGTAAGCAAGACTTCAAAGACGCCGAGAAGGCCGCGAAGGACTACAACCGCGAGCTAGCCCGCAGCAATCGCCCCCGCGATGCGTTCGGCAACACCATCAGTGCCGCAAGCGGCGAGCGCGGCCTCCGTCAGCTTTCCTCTACGCGTGCGCTTTCCGACATGTTCGGTAAGACGACCGCGCAGCTGCTCGGCTTCCAGGGACCGGCCGGCGTGCTGCTCGGCACGTTCAACTTGCTATCCGGTGCCGTCTCGCTCGCGTCCCACGCGTTGACGCAGTTCGGGTCGTACGTCGTCAACGACATCATCAAGCCGCAGCTTGAACTCGGCACGAAGTCGCAGCAGATCGCGAACCGTATGGGTGGCACCGCCACGGGCGCGGGCGTGCAATCGGCCATCAACGATCTGTACGGCAAGAACGCGCAAAGCGAGCTGAGCGACGTTATCAAGGTATTCGATAAGTCGGTGTCCATGACGAAGGACACGGCGCAGGCAAAGGACGTCGCCGACGTCGCTCTCTCCGCCAATAAGGCGTATGGGTACGACCCAACCAAGATCGCCGAGTTCGTCGGTTCGAAGCGCAACGAATATGCCGGCATGTCGGGCGGCGAGTTCAAGAATGCGATGCTGGGTATGCTCGCCCAACTCTCGAAGGGCTCCGCGACCGCGGACGAGTTCGCCAGCAATGCCGGCAAGCTATCCACTATCGGCGGCAAGTTTGGTGTCGCAAACACGGACGCCGATCGATTCCAGCGCGACTATCAAATCTCGTCACTCGTCGGCGCCGGTGCGAAGAACGGCGTCGGCGCAGGCAAGTCCGTCTCTGGTCTCGATGCGTTCCTTGCTGACGTAGGCCGTGATTCGAAGTTCAACGCAAAGACGGGCGACGGCAGCCTAAAGCGGCTCGACGTCATCCTTGCGGACATCTACAAGCGCACGGACGGCGACGTCACGCGGCTCGGTCCCGGCGCGAAGGCAGGCGACCTTGCGAAGGTTCAGATCGGCGCGCTGTCTCAGAAGAGCGTCGACTTTCTCCAGAACACCGGCCTGGGCGACGCGTACAAGAGCGGCGGATCGGGTGGGCTCGAAGCGAAGATCAAAGAGATCTTCGACCCGGCAACCTCGGCATCCCAAGCGCTCGCCGACCAGAAAAAGGTCGAAGCTGACACGGGCTACAAGCTCGATGCAGCGTGGCGCAAAGTACAAACGACGCTCGTCGATGCGCTGCTCCCGGTGCTCGAGAAGCAGGGGCCCAAGCTGGCGGAGGCGTTTACCTCGCTTGCAGACGGGCTCGCCGAAGTCGACCTCGTCGGCATCTTTACCGCCGTTGCAAAGGGTATGGCGACCGCGCTGTACTACCTGATCGACTTCGTTGGCTCGCTCCCTGGAGTGGACGAGTCGAAGTTCTCCGGACTCAAGTCGGCACTTGGCAAGGCTGCCGGAATCGGTGACCGCACCGAGACCGAAGAGCAGTCCATGAACAAGAAGATCCAGGACGGCAAGGGCTTCTTCGAAAAGCCCGAATTCGACAGCTACGACAAGAACGCGAAGGCTACGGTCGGGCGCTATGTGCCCGGTCTCGCGGGTGTGATGTCGGGCTCGGACGGGCCAACGGGTGACGGCAAGGTCGACCCAATGGCGCAGCTAAAACAGAAGTGGGCGCATGAGGCGACCGCAGGCAAGGGCAATCCGGCTGCGGATGGTGCCCTCTTTGGGAATGCCGCGGTGGCCGTCATCAACGACAAGATGAAGACACCCGGCAACGGAACCGCACTCTCT